ATGTCTAAAATACAAGATCAGTTGTCAAAAATGGCTTCAGCTAAGCAGTTTGAGCCATTCATCACGCATATCCGTTTCCCGAAATATAAAAATTTAGTTCCCGACACTCGAATTGAATTTTCGCACCCTATAACTGTATTAGTTGGCGCGAACGGAACAAACAAAAGTTCTATCTTGCGCGCGCTATACGGCGTTCCCGATCACTCCAACTTAGGAGCTCTATGGTTCTCAACTTCCATCGATCCAATTGAGGAGGGTGAAGGGGAACGTAATTGTTTCATATATGGGCACTTCAACGAAGACGCAAAAAGAGTGACGGAATATCTAAAGATAAGGATCAAGAAGGATAATGATCCTGATTACTGGGAACCGTCACGTCCGTTGGCTAAGTACAATATGGAGATGGTTCCCCGTGCCGGTGCCAGGCCTCCGGGAGCACGGGGGACACGGTGGAATCCAATTAAAAAAGGGATGACTTACGTTGACTTTCGATCATCATTAAGTGCTTTTGATAAATTCTTCTATCACGGTGAACTGCGTGATAAGAGTAATTCGCTCAAGGGCAAGAAGGAGCTCATACGATCGCGGGCTCCTCACCTTAAGCGCGCAGCAGATAGTGGTGATAAATTTATCCAATGGCATGCGAAAGAACGCATTGTGAATGGCGAAAATTATCTTTTGGAAGCTGCGGAGCTCAGCGCCGTCTCTGAGATACTAGGGCGTCAATACAGCGAAATCAGACTTCTGAGGCATAGGTTTTATAATAATGACGGATACACTGCTCGGATGCGTACTGCGGATTTCAGTTATACGGAAGCTTTCGCGGGCAGCGGTGAATTCTCGATAATTAAACTCGTTACTACGGTGATGAGATGTGCGCCTTGTTCCCTTATTTTGCTTGATGAGCCTGAGGTCTCATTGCACCCAGGCGCGCAAGAAAGACTTATGGATTTTCTCGGGCAGGAGACAAAAATACATAAGCATCAAATTATCATTTCGACGCATTCACCGGCGCTTGTTCAGACACTCCCACCTGAAGCTATAAAGGTGCTGGCAATGGATCCGGCCACTGGAAAAATTGGCGTTGTACGCCAAGATGCTTTGCCTGAGGAAGCGTTTTTCCACCTAGGCGCTCCAGTTTTAGGAAAAGTGCGCGTAGTCGTCGAAGACCGATTGGCAAAAGCAATAGTTGAGAAAAGCCTGCGGGCACGTGGACAAGCGATTTTTAACTTGTTCGATATCGTATACTATCCAGGTGGGTGCAAGACGCTCTGGGCATTTTACATACCGATATTTGCAGCGGAAAACCGTGATGATATCGTAGTTTTTTTGGACGGAGACCAGAAACCTTCCGAAGAGAATGAATTTCCTCTCCCAGATACCATTGCGCGCGCGGATGAAAATAAGTTGGACTCCATTATTAAGGCCGCCACGGGTGTGAAAGTCATTTTTCCTGTCGATGGAAATGATGGCGGGGGGAATAATGAGCAACGTGTTCATGCTCAGCGCCAGTTTATTACGTGGTCAAAATCTCGCGTAGGGTTTATGCCCGACACTACTCCTGAACGGTTTGTATGGGAGAGGGCTCCCGAAATTTCGAAGCGCGGTATTCAGGGTGATGATTACAAAAAGAATTTTGCTTCGCTCGCACGTATGGAACTTGGATTAGCCGATTTCGAGGAAGTTACAGGCGACAACATTTTGTACACCCAGCGTCGATTGTTATCCCTCATTGACGATGCTGAAGTTGGGTTAGTACAATTGCGGGAAGAATTACATAGTTTTGTCCAGTAGATTGGGTTCAATGTGATCAAAGTTTTCGATTTTTTTTCGGGTTGTGGAGGAACCAGCTCGGGCTTTAGTCAAGCCGGAATGGAGGTGGTTATGGGGCTCGATATCGACTCCGACGCCGCAGATTCGTTCCGAGCAAATTTTCCTACAGCGAGTTTTTTTTTAAACGATATCCGCGAGCTGGATGCCGATGTGCTGGCACCAATTATTGGCGAGCGTGAGTCTCCACTTCTCTTCTGTGGCTGTGCGCCTTGCCAACCATTTTCGAAGCAAAATCAGCACCAAGATAAGAAAGATCCGCGTCGTGACTTATTGAGCGAATTTTCCCGGTTTGTTGAGCGCTGGCTACCGGAGTACGTATTTATCGAAAACGTTCCCGGTTTGCAAAAAATAAAGGGAAACAACGGTCCTTTTCGAAAATTTGTTCGCTTGCTATCTGACCTAGGATACTCACAAGCCTCGGATATTATTTCAGCGATGTCCTATGGAGTTCCACAAACTAGGAAAAGACTTGTACTACTCGCTCAGCGACACGGTTCAGCCTCCCTTCCACCTATTACCCACGGTACAAATGGGCGGCCCCATGCAACCGTGCGTGATGCAATCGGGCATTTACCACCACTTCAGGCGGGTGCGACTCATCCAACAGATCCACATCATCAAGCTGCGGCTCTGTCAGACATGAATTTTTTGCGAATCTCTCATACTCCAGAAGGTGGAGGGAGAGAATCTTGGCCCGACGAGCTTCGGCTCGAATGTCATCGCGATCACGACGGGCATTCGGATGTTTACGGACGCCTTGCTTGGGATAAACTGGCATCGGGCTTGACTACTCGATGCATAAGCTATTCGAACGGAAGATTTGGGCATCCTGAGCAGAATAGAGCACTTAGCGTTCGTGAAACGGCATTGATTCAGACATTCCCACCTGGGTATCATTTTTCAGGAAATTTGGCTTCCCGAGCGCGTCAGATTGGTAACGCCGTCCCGCCAGCGATGGCGTTGGCAGTCGCTCGCCACATTTTGTCGGGAGTTGTTCCATGAGGGAAATTATTTACATAATCGGCATGGTTGGTTGTTCATCTCGTTGGGTTCACCTTTTCGCCCACCCGACGATAGATACGTTTGGTTATTGAAGTGTTTGTGTGACCGAGCAGCTTACTCGCGTCGTCGAGGCTTTCAATTTCGCTAGCGGCTTTTGGTCTTATATCGCGGAACTGGAAGGCTTTAATGCGTTGGGCGAGGTCCAGAGCGCCGGCCGTTTCAGCCTCTGCGGATGCCGTTGCGCGTGCCTTCTCAAACCTGTCGCGCAGCATCTTCGCGGTGAGGTGCGTGCCGTTTGACGTACACACCAAGTGGCCGCTCATGCACTGTACTGGCCGGCCCTTCAACCGTTCGATGAACAGCCCGAGATCGGTGAGCCCGGCGGCATTTCGAAGTTGGATGCGCAGCTTCTGGCCGCGTTTGCCTTGTGTCACCATCAACTCGTCACCGCGCACGTGCTCCTTGCCCATCTTGATGACGTCAGCTGGCCGCTGGCCGGTCAGGTAGTTCAGGTCCATCGCATCTTGCAACTCGATCACGCCGGCATCGTAGACGGCATTCCATACGTCGGCCTCTGCATAATAGTCGCGAGGAACCTCTTTGTTTTTGCGAACCCCGGTACATGGGTTTTCGTTGGTCGTGTAGCCCCATTCCCTAGCCAGATTGTAGATCGCCGACAGCACAGCGATCTCGCGATTCGCGCGGACCTTAGCGGTACGCGCGTCCCGGTACCGGGCGATATCGGACGGCTTGATGGCGCTGATAGGGGCGGTGGCGAAGGCGCCGCGCAGCTGCCTTATGCACTTCATATACTCCGCCTGCGTGCGGACCCCGAGCCCGGGTAGCACCTGCTTGACGTACTGATCGATCGCATACCCCACCAGCGTAGCATCAGCCGGCGGCGGCGTGCCCTCAAGCTCGGCCCACTTGCGCTTCGCCGCCTGCAGGTCGGTGCCGAGCGGAATCTCTTGGCGCTCGCCCGTTGCGCTGCGGCCGTTGTAGTAGTAGCCGACCCATACCTTGCCCGACGCCAGCTTACGGCGCCGTGCCAGCATGCGAGGGGGGAGTTTCATTCCTGTTGTCTTAGGACGCATCGCTTATCGAACCTTCGAGACGTCGAGCTGCCAGCCTTCAGCCGCGCTGGCCAGCGTCGAGGGATTGATGCCGGACAGTCGCATGCGGGCGTACAGCCGTCCAACCACAGGCGTGCCGGCGCGGTTCTTAAAAAACACCCAGCGGTTACTCGTAAGCCAGTCGACCTGGTCGTTCTTTCGCGCGCAGCCTGAGATCTCGCCGAGTTCGTCCGGAGACAGGGTCTCCGATTGAATTGGCACTTCGAATATTGCTGTCATAGTGAGCTTTCTATTCCTTAATCTGAGCGAAGTTGACGTGACGGTGGGCGGTGTGGGCGAAGCGCAGTTCGGGGCCCTGAATGGCGTACATGAAGGGGCGCAGCTTCCCGGCATTCAGCTGTTCAACTGCAGCAATAAGGTTGTCCAATTTGACCAGTGGGATTGCTATCATTTCGGTCGAGTTCGTGGTGCTATTTTTCACTTCATTCATCGTGTTCTCCAGCGCCGCGCGGCGCATCGTTTCAAGTAACTTCCGGCGCCAGCGATACCGCGTCAGGCGCCAATGGCTCAGGGCTTCCGGCTAGGTACACGGTGGTGTCCACGGTGCCGCCGGAAAGGCTGTACGTGATCGTGTGGATGAAGCCCTTGCGATCGTTGTGCATGACCGGGTGGCAGGTCTGCAACGCATGCAGCAGCACCCGGTTGTGGCGTGCGGCTGCCTCGAGCTTGCTGCGCGCCACGCTGGGCGCGTCGTCGTGGGTGCCCATGGCCTACTTCCAGTTGTAGATGACGAAGGTCACCAAGGCTGCGTAGTAGACCAGTTCGACGGTGATCTTGGCGCGTCGGCTCATAGCGTCAACGGCAGCGCGTAGGCCGATTCCGGGCTATCTAGTTTGATATGTAGAACCGCGCTCATGATCAAATTGCCTTGTCATGTAGAGTTGAACATTTAGTTGCCAAGTCATACAGCCATTTCGCGAATGCTGGAGGCGTATGCTCCCGCTCAGCTTTGGTTATATGCGGTCGGCTGGCCGTTCGTTTTCGGCTTTGGACCACATGGGTTGGCTCGCCCAGAACAAGTGGCATTGCTGGTATCTGGCTTGGCTCACATCCGACGATGTACAGTAAAGTGGATTTTTCAGCTTTATGTCCCCACCAGTTTTGATGCACTGGGAGTGTCCAGCCACCCCATTCATCGCGCTCACCAGGAGGCGGGAGTCCGGCCGCTGGCCAGAGTGTCGAGGCATTCGGATGCTCAAGAACACCGCCGAATCGCCGCACTTGGTCTACCGCCCAAAGCGCCAATTCCTTTTCACCTGGTCGTGGATTGGCGAAGTGGCGAAGTCGACCCCAAGCTCGGCATGGAGGGTGCGCAACGACAGGTACGCCGCCGGGCCACCGGCGGGCATCACGCTCAATGTCCCAAACGTCGCAACCATCCAAATCTTTATAATTGCTATCGCACCTCGCAAACAAGACAGCTACATTGGGCCCGCGAAATTCGGGTTTTTGAACCTGTTCAGCCATGGTTGCCTCCACCATTATTCTGGATAGCCAAATGCCGCCACGGCCTCGGCCGGCGCGTGTGCGTGCAGCGTGATATGAACTGCCCCGGCGCGCTGATCTTCCATAATGCCGTGCGCTGCCAGCCGTTCCTTGGTGCTCAGATTCCGCCACTTCGATACGGCGTGGTCACCGAACCAGATCACTTGCGGCCCGTCAGCCTGGGATGGGCCAAACGAGAAACCACGATCACGCAGCCATTTGTCGGCGGCACGCTGCGCGCCGAAGTCATCACCGGCGACCGCCTGGAAAATTTTCACGTTGGGGCTCATGCTTTTGCCTCCCCGCCCAGCGCCTCAACCACGTCCGCCAGCATCTTCGCCAGCTCGGCGGTCATCAGCATCATGTCGCTGTCAAAGCGCTCGTCGTCGTTACAGGTGCTCGACTCTTTTTCCTGCAGTACGTCCAGCGGCTTCACCGACTTGATCGCCAGCGTCTCGTCCAGCACGAACGACACCTTGCTATCCCACGTCAGCGCCAGGCGCGTGCACTGCTTGCCCGCGTCAATGTGGCGGCCCACGTCGGCGGCTTCGAGGGTGTGGCGTTTGTACGCCACCTGCGCTTTGCTCTCGCCGGCCGCGCGCAGTGTCGCGTCCATGTCCACCGTGAAGCCCGCCGGCGCTTCGTCAGCCTGGAGCCACGAGGTCATCACGGCCACGGGGGAGCGCTGCACGCGCAGGCTTTCCACTGGCAGCTTGTCCACGGCCGTGAGCAGCAGCTTGAGCACGTCGTCGGCGCGGCTCGGCGAGGACGTGTCCACCACCAGCCAACCGTTCACCGGATCGATCCACACCCATGTGCTGGTCTTCGTCGAGAACGCGCGCGGCAGCAGCTCGTCGGCCACGCGTTCCTTCAAGTCCTTCATGGCCTTCTTGCCGGGTGCGAAGCCCTGCGCTTCTTCCATGTCGGCAGCACGCGCCTTCGCTACCTGATTGATCACGCTGGCCGGCAGCAGCTTCTTCTCGGTCGCCAGCACGAGCAGGAACTGGCGGTTGACGACGTGCACCAGATCGCTGCCGGGGCGCGGCTGGTCCCAGCCCTGGCGCAGCAGTTCGTTGTTGGCGGCCGGCACGTAGGAGTGGGGCACCAGCGCAGCGTTGAGCTGGTCGGCGGTGAATGCCCAGGGGGCGGGCAGGCGGTACACCTGCAAGTTTTTGAACCAGGACATTCCGTCTCCTACGTGGTGGTGTTGAGCAGTCGTTCCATGCGCGCGGCGGCGACCGCCTCGACGTGCAGGGCGGCCGACAATTCGCGATCGAGCCGGGCGGTGCGCTGGGTGCTACGGCGGTAGGCGCGCGCCGCGGCGCGGATGTTCCGTGTGGTGGTGAATCCGGTGAAGAGGCGCTTCATGGTTTGACCATCGCGGTAACGCCCAGCGCGCCGGCGGTGTACGCGGCGTCGAGCAGCTGGCCGAGGTCACCGGTTTCCATGTAGGTTCGTTTGCCGTCAGCGGTACGCTCAGTGATGAGGTAGGTCATGCGGCACCTGCTGCGGCAGATTGGGCAGGCTGGACGATGGCGAAGATGGCGGCGCCAAGGGCCGCGTCTCCGGCGCCACGAACGGCGCCAGCCAGGCAGGCGACGAAGCAGTGAGCGCGAACCATGCTGCGGTCGTCCGTGGCCGATTCGCCAAACATCGAGAGCGCAGTTTTGAGGGCACCGACGTAGTCAGGCTGCTCGTTGGTTTCGGAGTAGGGTGGTGGTGCTGAGGTTGCGGCGGTTGCGGTGTGCATCTATTCCTCCATCGGTGTGTTGATGAGGAAAGATTAAGGCAGCTTTACATCAAAGTCAAGTAAACTTAATTATTTTGTTTGTTTCGAGTGACATTTGGAGAGATTCTTAGAAGCTGCCGACAGTACACTCATGTGTTAATAAATTACAAAAAGGATGGTTGTATGGCAATGACGGTTTGCGGCGAGTGCGCAAGGGAAGGGAGCGATAAAGCTGCGGCTTGCCCGCACTGCGGTGCTAAAAAACCCAAAGCAAAGACGTGGCTCTACTTGCTGCTTGGGGTGCCAGCGGTGTTGATCGCATTCGTCTCGGTGGTTGGTTCTAAACCGGAGGTTCAGGCTCGGAGCCAGGATCAGAGGGCGATTGATATGTGCTGGGAAGATCAGGGCAAGAAATCACACGATCCCGGCACTGCGCGCTTTATCGCCGGGGCGTGTGAAAAAATGGAGGAGAACTACACTGCAAAACATGGTCGACGACCTTAAAAGTGCTCGCCTTCGCGCCGAACGATTCGGCCGATAATTATGCACTCAGTTCCCCTGCACTGGCGCCGGTAGAACCGGCGCTGGTCGGAATTATCCGACATCAACCACCACTGGCCGGCATCGCGAGAGAATCGCTTTACCACGGGCTCCCCGTCGTAATTCACCGCAAACACGCCGTTATCCGTGGGCCTCTTGTCCGCGAGATTGATCACGACGGTATCGCCCTCATAGAATGTGGGTTCCATGCTCTCGCCCTTGACCTGTATCGAAATCAGCTGTGAAGGTGTGTAGCCCCTACGATCTACCCATGTTTTAGAAAGTCCGATTGTCCCTCCGTCGGCCGTCTCTGGCTCGGCTTGGAACCCTGTCATGCCGGCCCTAAGTTTCAATCTTACGAACGGGATGCGATAGCTGTCGGAAGAATCATCTTCCATCGCGACCACGCGCTTAGCCCCGGGGAACATTTCCAAGACTGACTCTACCAGCAGGGCTGATCCTTCACCACGTTCTAGCCAGACAGCATCGACACCCAAGTAGTCGCCAACCCGTCTTGCTTGTTCAGCATTAATACCGTTGGCATCGGCGAACCAATAGCCAGCGGCCGTTGGTGAAACTCCAGCAGCTTTGGCGATCTGCGATTGCGTGATTTTTTTGAGGCCTGGTTCCAGCGACAACTTCCTGTCGATCGCCCACCGCAAACGCTCAGATAAAAGATTTGAATTCATTTAGCTAGCTTAACAAGCAAAGCATAAAGTTGGCTTTACTTTGAAGTGAAGTTGTCTTAATATTTGCCCATGGATACACGGACAACGATTAAACGACTGGGTGGCGGAGCGAAGGTAGCCGCCCTTTGTCAAGTAACGCCAGCAGCGGTCTCCCAGTGGATCGTAAATGGCATCCCTCCTGCGCGCTTGATGTACCTCAAGCTGGCACGGCCGGAAGCGTTTGACCCATCCGACCGTCCGACTGTGCCTACCCCCAAATAATTAACTAAATACAACTCGACGTGTCTCGTTACGTTCATATTATTTCCAATGGGAAATTGTTTTTCCATTGTCACGGAATATTTATTTAATTATTACATTGTTTTTTAGAAACTTCCTCATTTGTTTTTAGGTCAATACATGAACATCCGCGACGCCATCTACCAAACCGTTCACCGCGCCGCCGGCGGCGTCGAGGCCTTGGCCGTACGCATGGGGCTGCGCGTGCAGATTTTGCGTAATAAGGCCAATCCAAACAGCGCAACGAACTACCTCAGCCCGCTTGAGCTGGACGCACTCATGGAACTTACGGGCGACTACGCCGTGCTGCATGCGCTGGCTCAGAACCACGGGCACGTTTGCCTCCGCGTGGACGTCGAGTCGGCGCCGTCGGACATGGCGGTGCTGGAGCTGGTAGCGAAGGCGTGGAGTGCGAGCAGCGACGTTGGCGCCGAGGTGTACGCCACGCTGGCCGACGGCATCGTGGAGGCGCACGAGATCGAGCGCGTGAAGGCCAAGGTCTACCACACGACCAAGACCATGAACGAGCTGCTGGCCCGCCTCGAAGGCATGGCCGAGAAATGATTTACCCACCAGGAGACTACATGAGCAACGAATCCCTGCCGCTCGACCCGAGCCGGCTGCTGAACCACATCATGGCTCAGCTGAAATTGAAGAACGATGCCGCGCTGTCGCGCGTGCTGGAGGTGGCGCCGCCCGTTATCAGCAAGATCCGTCATCAGCGCCTGGCCATCGGCCCAGCACTGAAAATCCGCATCCTCGAAAAGATGGAAATCAGCGTCCACGAAATCAACTACCTGATCGGCAAGGCGGCAGCGTGATCGCGACCGATCAGCAAAAGGATGCTGCGCCACCGACCGCACATGACGTGCCGCCGATTGAACCGGGCCACGTCATGCCCCTGGCGCAGTACGAAGAGCTGGTCCGCAAAGCAGCGGGCCTGAAATAGGAAAGGCCCGCGTGGAGGCGGGCCTTAGGTAAAACGTTACGACAAGGACATTATCTCATGAAGTTACCACCACTGAATACCCGCCCACGCACCATTCTGATGGCGCTGCTGTCGGAGCCGGCCACCGTGTACCAGGGCATCGAGCGCCACGGCTACCTCGGCACCATCGAGGGCGTGATCCGCAACATCTACGAGCGCCTGGAGGTAGATGGATGCTTGGTCAAGACCGGCATGATCTACTCGGTATCGATTAAAGCCCGCGATGCACTGCAGCCTCGACCTGAAATCGAAGAGGGCGCGCCGACCGCGCCAGCGTTCCGTGGCAACTGGACTGGTCCAGCGCTAAGCGCGGCCAGTGCTCGCCGCACTGGTGCCGCATTTGGCACGCCCTGGGTGCGCTGATAGTGTCGCCCCTTACCCCACACGATTGCGACCTTCAGGACTTCCAGTTCATGCCGCTTGACGTTGGCCGCCTGCGCGATTCCGACTTGGCTGCGGACGAAACACCGGAGGCGTGTTGGGCCGCAGTCCTGCTCTGGTCCGCCTCGTGGCACCAAGTGCCGGCCGCTTCCATTCCCGATAACGACGTCTGGATCGCCAAGCAGGCTGGCTACGCCCAGCGCGGCAAGATCGATAAGGAATGGGCGCGCGTTCGCACCGGCGCGCTGCGCGGCTGGATCAAATGCGATGACGGCCGCCTGTACCACCCTGTGGTGGCCGAGAAGGCGATGGAGGCGTGGCGGGCGAAGTTGGCCCAGCGCTGGCGCAGCGAGTGCGGCCGCATCAAGAAGCACAACCAGCGCCACAAGGACGCCAACGTACCAATGCCGGACTTCGATACCTGGCTGTCTCAAGGTCGTCCCGTTGGACACCCTTTACCTGTCCCCGGGGACAATTCGGGACACGGTGGGGACAAGGCAGGGGACACGGGGTCCAAGAGACAGGGAGAGGTACAGGGACAGGGACAGGGAGACCTTAAGTTAACCGTTCCTGACGGAACGGGCGCTGACGCGCCGCCTGCAGGCCTCACGTCCAGCGACGCGGTCTTCCAGATCGCCGTCCCTTGGCTGGTCGAGCGCGGCATGGCCGACAGGGCTGCGCGTTCGTTGCTGGGCGCGGCCCGGAAGCAACTGGGCGACGATGGTGCCTGGGCCTTGGCTTCGGAATGCATGCGTGCCGCGCCACTCGAGCCAGCATCCTGGCTTGCCGCCGCGCTCAATGCGCGCATAGGCAGCGTGAAGAGCAAGGGCGGCGCTTCCGAGAAATTCGCAGTCGCTGGCGCCGACCACGGCAGCAGCCGCGCCGCAATGGATGCAGCGATGGCGCGCCGGGGCATCGTGGTTGCTGACGACGAAACAATTCCGCTTTAGGAGCAATGATGGAAACTGCATCGAAAATGGCCGGCATGGCCGCAACCCTTGCGATGTTGCGCGAGGTTCCAGGGAACTGCGAGAAGCACGGCCCGAGTGTCGCGCTCTTGCCGAAAAACCCGCGCTCCGGTCGCACCGAGTGGTTTTGTGCTGCTTGCGCCGAGGAAAAGCGGAGCGCTGAGGACATGGCAACGTGGCTGAGGGAGCGCGCCGAGACCCTCAACCGCATCGCCGGTTTGCCACCACGTTACCGGGGCAAGGCATTTGAAGCATCGACCCACGAGCAGAAACAGGTGCGCGCCACGGCACGTGCTTTCCGGGATGCGATCACATCGGAAAAGCGCTGGGCGGTGCTGACGCTGGTCGGCACCACCGGGACCGGCAAAACGCTGCTTGCGTGCGAGCTGGCGCAGTCGCTGATCGACAAGTGCTCCATGTCCGTCCGCTACTGCACGGCGAGCCAGATGATTTCGGAAATCCAGGCTACGTACGGCCGCGACGGCAAGTCGGAGGAACAGGAACTCATGCGGCTGACCCAGTACGATCTGCTCGTACTGGACGAGATTGATGCAATCCGCTCGACGGAAAATTCAACCCTGCTGCTGACCGAGGTCATCAACCGGCGGTATAACGCGGAGCGGCCCGTGGTGGTGATCAGCAACCAGCCCATCAACAAGTTGGCGAACTACGTTGGCGATCGCGTGCACAGCCGTTTGAAGGAAAATTCGCTGGTGTGCGCCCACGACTGGGCCGACGCGCGGGTGGCGGCGTGACGCGGCCGTCTCGCTCGGCCCTCAACCGGCAGCTGGCCGAGCTGCTCGGCTGGACCAACATCGAGCCAGCCGGTTTTTCGCTGATGGGCACACCGCCGTGGTGGACCGGCAACAGCCGGGGCCAAGCGATGGTGCCGGACTGGGAGGGGAGCTGGTCGGCTTGCGGCCCGCTGATGGTGCGCCACAACTGCTACCCAAGCGACGACTGCGATGATGATCGGTTCCTGCACGTCGAATTCAGCGAGCACCCAGGCGGCGAGAAAAACTTCGGCGTGATCGTGCGCACCACCGAATACGCATCGAGAAACGAGGCCGCGCGCGTGCTCGTGGTGCTGGCGGTGATCGCGCAAATGAAGCGTGCGGCAGGCGAAGAGTGGCGCCGCCACCTGGCGGTTGCCAATCGATGAGCGCTGAGGTTTTCAAGGTTGGCAGTATCTGGCACTACCGTTTTCAGGTCCGCCCTTTCAAACGCGTCCAGCGCAGTACGCGCATGCGCGACAGAAAGCGCGCCACCGTCGTGGCCGAGCGCGCCTACACCGATGCCGTCACGCGCGCGAATGGCGGCAACCCCATCCCGACGCTGGCCCAACTGCTGGCGGACTGGCTTGAGCTGCGCGCGGCGATCTCGAGCGCCCACCACGTCCGCAGCGTCAAGACGTTCAACCGGTTGCACCTGTACGGCCTGGGCGAGAAGCTGATTAGCGAGCTCGACACCACCACGGTGGAGCGCGCCCGCGCCGCGCACCTGGCGGGCCGCAGCTACTCCACGGCCAACCACTGGCTGCGCATCCTCAAACTGCTGGTGAACTGGGCCGTCAAGCGCGGCATCCTCGCTCGTCTGCCGTGGGACGTGGCAATGCTGAGCGTGCAGAAGCGGCCGCGCGTGTTGCTGCCGCTGGCTGACGTCCACGCCTGGTTCGAGGCGATCGACCGGACGGTGGCCCGCGCGCCGGCGTTGAGCACCGCAGCCCGCCTGATGCTGTGGCTTGGCCTGCGCGAATCGGAGGCGATTACCGCACGCTGGGAGTGGTTTGACTGGGAGCGGGCGACCTACACGCCGGGCGTGACGAAGGGGCGCGAGGCGGACCCGCTACGCGTACTGCCCGAGCTGGCGGCTTATCTGGCGCCGCTGCGGGCCACCGAGGGGCTGCTGCTGTGCCGTCCTGATGGGACGCCATACGGCCCGGGCTTTATGCGCGCGGCTATCCAGTCGGCCAACTCCGTTTGCAAGATCAAGGGCATCACGCCACACCGGCTGCGCGGCACGATCGCCACGTGGTTGTCCGAGAGCGGCACGCCCGCCCAAGACGTCCAGGCCTTCCTGCGCCACAAGGACATTCGAACGACGATGGTCTACCTCGAACGGAACATGGACCGCGTGAGCGCCGCGCAAGGAAGAATCGCTGAAAAGGCGGGTTTAACACGGCGAGAAAATGGCGAACAACTTTGAAGAACACCTTATAGAACCTAATCCTCATGATTATTGAGGATCATCAGCAACAAACCAGCCCGGCGACGCAAAAAGCCGGGCGAAACAACCGAACTACCGTCCAAAACGAGGGGAATACCATGCTGCAGCGAGTGAAGAAACACGACATCAAAATCGATACCTGGGCGCGGCCCGACCCGCTGGAGTATTGCCTGGCCGTGTGGAAGGATTGGATGGCCAGCACAGGCCAACGTAATCTGGGCGCACGCATTATGGGCGGCCTGGCTGGCGAAGCTGATGGACATGGGCAGGACCTGCACGAAGCACAGCACAGCCACGACATGCAGATCGCAGCTGCTACCGACGCGATGATTGACAGCCTCGACCGGATCCACGTGTGGGCAATCTACGCGAGTTGCAGTATTGCCACGGCGTGGCGTTTTCCAAATGCCGACTTGATCACGACGGCGGCAGATGCGCGGCACGCCCTGGTGGTCAAGCTGAAAAAAAACGAGTGCACGAGGAATCTTTTCTGATATAGTGCATGCACACGGGGATCTGTTCGCCCGGAAATATTGAAGCCTGCCACCTCACGGTCGCGGGCTTTTTTGTTTTTCGAATTTAATAACCGGGCAGTCTTGGAACTAAATACTCCACGGCATCCGCGTTGAAGTACAGCGGCCCACCGTTCGGCCGATCCATGCGGTAGTTTTCGCTCCCCAGCACGGTCAACTGTCCTATTTGCTCCTTACCACTTTTGAAAAAGACAGCCCAGTAAAACGCGTCGGAGCCCTCTCTGTGCTCTTTAAACACTTGTTGCCGTGCTGCATCCACTATATTTGTCATTTGTAACTCCTAGTGATTTTTCTGGAGTTGCAATCTTACCAGTATATCTATATGTCCCCACGTCATTACAGTGACCTCTTGCATCGAGCAGTGTTGCAAGGCGATACCGTCTGTTTAAGTCTGCTGGTCAGTCAACTCGTTGATGCTGAACGCGCCCGGGAAATTCTCCGTGCAAAGGGATACGGGACCTATGGGATGGGGGCAAGCGCCACAGCAGCCGTAGTGCCGAGCTCGCCGCGAAAGGACTGATTTTTGAAGCGCTTGCAGACTTTCCATTCATCGCTGTCCACCCTGCCTTCGCAACTGAACACCGTCACGGCTGGCAGCTGGCGTAGCGACAAGCAGAGCAGCACGGCGCGAGGTTACGGATACAAATGGCAGCAGGCGCGCCTCGGGTATCTCGCGGCGCATCCTTACTGCGTTTATTGCCTGCGCGAGGCGGGCATCAGCTACGACCAAGAGGCGGCCACGATCGGGATGCAGTGCATGAAGGCAGGCATCGGCTCACCGTTTGCTACCGTAGTCGATCACCGAGTCCCGCATCGTGGTGACATGAAGCTGTTCTGGAATAAATCGAATTGGCAGGCGCTGTGCGCAACGCACCACAGCCGCGACAAGCAGCGCGAAGAATCGAATGGCATGTGAGTCCGGCGCGGTCGCGTTCAGGGCGCCACGGGGCTGTGGATGGGAGGGGGAGGGTTCAAAGTCTGGCCGCCCCTCGGTCTAGACCGCATGGTACCTCACGCGCAGAAAATTTCCCCCCTGGAGGTGGGGTGTTAATGGAATTAACAGGCAAGCACAGGGCTTTCGCCGACGCTGTACTTGCCGGGAAGTCCAACAAGGATGCCGCAATTGCAGCGGGGTATAGCGGGAAGACTGCCGGGCCGGCCGGATCGAGGCTGGCGAAGCATCCTGCCGTGGCCGCGTTCATCGAGAAGTATTCGAAAAAAGATGCGCCACCACCACCCCCGCCGCCGGCAGAACCGGAGCGGCCGAAGTTCGATATCGCTGCGGCGCTCACGTTCTCCGACCCGATGCTGTTTCTCAAGGCTGCCATGAACGACCCGGCAGCCGCGCCAAAACTGCGGGTTGAGGCAGCGAAGGCGCTGTTGCCCTTTGTGCATACGCGGAAAGGCGAGGGCGGTAAAAAGGAGCAACAACAAGCTGATGCGGAAAAAGCCGCGTCCCGATTCGCCCGACCTGCGCCCCCAAAGCTGGCAGCAGCCGGCGGTAAGAAAGTGAACTGATGAAGTGGACTACGGCATGCCCTGACTGGGGGAAGCGGCTGGTGGAGGGGCGAAGCATCATCCCGCCACCGATTTTCCCCGATCAGGCCGAGGCGGCGCTGGCGATCTTCAAGCAGCTGCGCGTAGTCGATCTGCCAGGAAAGCCGACCTTTGGCGAATGCAGTGAGCAATGGGTGTTTGATTTCGTAGCCGCCATCTTCGGCGCGTATGACGCGGAGAGCGGCAACCAACTGATCCGCGAGTTCTACCTGCTGATCAGCAAAAAGAACACGAAGTCGACAATTGCGGCGGCAATCATGCTGACCGCGTTGCTGATGTGTTGGCGGGAGGAGGAAGAACACCTGATCCTGGCGCCCACGAAGGAGGTTGCCGACAACAGTTTCAAGCCGGCTGCCGCCATGGTGCGCGCCGACGATGAGCTGCTTGCGCTGCTTCACGTGCAGGACCATGTTCGCATCATCACTGATCGCACCACCCGTTCATCGCTCAAGGTGGTGGCGGCCGATACCGATACCGTCTCGGGCAAGAAGGCCGGACGTGTGCTGGTAGACGAGCACTGGCTGTTTGGCAAACGCGCCAACGCCAGCACGATGTTCCAGGAGGCCACCGGCGGCCAGGTCTCCCGGGACGAGGGCTGGGTAATCTACCTCACCACCCAAAGCGACGAACCGCCGGCGGGCGTGTTCAAAGAAAAGCTGCAGCAGTACCGCAATATCCGCGATGGCCGCGTCGATGATCGCAAAAAGTTAGGCGTGTTGTATGAGTTCCCCGATCACATGATCGAGTCGAAGGCATACCTCGAGCCCGCAAACTTCTATGTGACGAATCCGAACATCGGGCGCTCGGTGAATGCGGAGTGGTTGGCCGACACACTGCGGGACAACCAGGGGAAAACGGACGGCTCTTATCAGACGTTCCTGGCGAAACACCTGAATGTCGAAATCGGCCTGAACCTGCGGTCCGACCGCTGGGCCGGCGCGGACTTCTGGCTCGATGCCGGTGATGCTGCGCTGACGCTGGAAGCCCTGATGGCGCGCAGCGAAGTTGCCGTCATCGGTATCGACGGTGGCGGCCTGGACGACTTGCTGGGCTTGGCGGTCGTCGGGCGCGAACGTGACACGGGCCGGTGGCTGCATTGGGGCCACGCCTGGGCGCACGAGATCGTGCTAAAGCGCCGAGCCGAAATCGCCCCTCGGCTCCAGGATTTTAAGGCCGATGGCGATCTGACACTTGTCGAGCGCCCGGGCCGCGACGTCACCGAAGTGGCCGCCATTGCAGTCAGGTTGCGAGACGCGGGCTTGCTGCCCGAAAAGCACGGCATCGGCGTCGATGGCGCGGGTATCGGTGCGGTGATCAAGGAGCTGAGCGAGCACGACTTCTCGACGGAAGCCGGCGGCGACATTATCGCGATCGGGCAGGGCTGGCGTCTGAACGGGGCAATCAAGGACACCGAGCGCCTGGTCGCTGGCGAACAATTCGTTCATGGCGCCAGCGCGATGATGGCCTGGTGCGTCGGTAATGCCCGGGTCGAGCAGGGGCGCTCTGCGATCAGCATCAACAAACAGATATCGGGCACGGCCAAGATCGACCCGCTTATGGCGCTGTTCGACGCGGTGGTGCTGATGGGGCAAAACCCCGAATCGCGGTCGGCCCCTGAAATTTTCGTATTGGACTTTTAATGACCGGAATCTTGATGAACCTGGAAGCCGGCCGGCACGAGTCCCGTGTACTGGGCTCGTGGATTGCTGGTCGGGAGGGTGCCGCTGAGCGTATCGGAGTGGCTGCCTTGGGTGAAAATTCCAGTTCATCGCTCACCATGGGCGAGCTTACCAACCTGCTCGGCGCAGCCCACCGCTCTTCGTCGGGTTCCGCCGTGACAGCGGAAACCGGAATGAGGGTGTCGGCCGCCTACGGTTGCATGTCGCTGATCGCCGGCGCCATCGCCACTCTGCCGTTGGGCATCTTCGAGCGCAAGGGTAACGACCGCGACTCGGCCGATCATGAGTACTGGTGGATGCTCAATGAGCTGGCCAGCGATGGCTGGACGTCGGCCGCTGCCTGGGAGGCGATCATCTTGTCGAAGCTGTCGCATGGCGATGGTTTCGGCGAGTGGATTCGCCCGAGTTTTTACAGCAATCGAGTGAGCGGTTGGAAGCCGCTGCCGCGTCACACCGTGTCCCCGTTCAAAGACGGCGACGTGGTGCGGTACCGGATCAGTCCGGGGGATAGGCCAGCCTACGTGCTTGACCGAGCGGACATCATTCATCTGCCGAGCCTCGGATTCGATGGGCTGACCAGCCCGAGTCCGCTGACATACGCGGCGCTTGAAGCGATTGGTACCGCTCTGGCTGCCCAGGAATATACGGGCCGCTTTCTCGCCGGCGGCGGTAATTTTGACTACGCGCTCAGGACCGCGTCGAAGCTGGATAAGCCGCAACTGGAGCAGCTCAAGGCTTCGCTGATCGCCCGCGCGCAGAACGGTGGGCGCGGCCCGCTGATTTTGTCGGGCGGCCTGGAGCCGGCGCAGTTGAGCGTCAATTCTAAGGATGCCGAGATCCTCGCCACGCGCCTGTTCACGGTGGAAGAAATTTGCCGCATCTTCGGCGTGCCTCCGACAATGGTCGGCCACGGCGGCGCGGTCTCGAACTGGGGCACTGGTGTGGCGCAGCAGGGCATGGGTTTCGTGCGCTATACCCTGCAGCGGCACCTGACCCCCATTCAGCAAGAGCTGAACAGCAAGCTCTGGCCGGTGCGTCAGCGCTTCTTCGTGGAATACGTCACGGCAGCACTTGAGCGAGGCGACCTGAAGGCGCGCTACGACGCCTACCGAACGGCGCTGGGCCGCGCAGGCGAAATGCCGTTTATGGACACGGATGAAGTCCGGCGGCTGGAGAACATGCCCCCGAATGCAAAACTCAAAATGAATGGAGGCAAGAGTGCCGAACAGCCTGACCCAGCTCCTGGTGAGCAACAAGACGCGTCCTGACCGCCTGCCGCAATCGCGGATTGTCGCCGAGGGCGGCGAGACCACGATCTACATTTACGACTCCATCGTGGCCGACGAGGAAACGGCTTACTGGTGGGGTGGTGTTTCCGCCGAGGCGCTGGTACCCCAAATCCGCGAGATCAAGGCAGGCACCGTGCATTTGCGCATCAACAGCCCCGGCGGCGACGTGTTCGCCGCGCAGACCATCTGCCAAGCCATCCGCGACACCGGCGCCCGCGTGATCGCTCACATCGACGGTTACGCCGCCAGCGCGGCCACCGTCATCGCGACGGCTGCCGACGAGGTCGAGATCTCCGAGGGCGGCTTTTACATGATTCACAACGCCTGGACCTGGGCGATGGGCAACGCAGCCGACCTGACGGCCACCGTGACGCTGCTGTCGAAGATCGACAGCACCCTTGCCAAGCAGTACGCGGCCAAGAGTGGCATGTCGGTAGACGACATCAAGTCAGCGATGGATGCCGAGACCTGGTACACCGCCGACGAAGCGGTCGATGCCGGCCTGGTCGATCGCATCGCCGTCGGCAAGAAGGCTGAGGCGAGCTGGAACATGAGCGCATATGCTAAGGCGCCAAAGATCGAGGCCAAGGCTCCGCGCGTCGAGGACGTCGCCACCGAAGAACACCGTGAACGCCAGAAGCAGCGGATCGGCATGCTGGCCCGCATTACCAATAGCTGACGCTCTCGCGCCACTACCCAACCGCCTCCGGGCGGTTTTTTTTCGCCCATCCCGGCCGCGAGAGCGGACCACCACGAAAGGAAATTCATGTCGAAGCTCGCCCAACTGCGCGCCCAGCGCGACGCCGTCGCCAAAAAAGCGCACGACCTCAATAACAAGTATCCCGCTGACCAGCGCATGCCTGCCGCCGAGGCGCAGCAGCTCGACGCCATCCTCGCCGAGGTTGAAGGCATCGATGCCGAAATCGCGCGTGAGCAGCGTCTGGCTCAGCTGGCCGGCGACAACCCCGAAACCCAGCACCAGATCGCGCTGGCGGCCGCCACTCGCCCGGGTGGTGCGCAGACCGATGAAGGTGCGGCCCTGCGCGCCATGCTGACCGGCGGCCTGATGGCCCTGACGCAAGAGCAGCGCTCGGCCATGGCTGCGCGCGTCAATCCGGACATCCGTGCCGCCATGTCCACCACTACCGGCGCCGAGGGCGGCTACACCGTGGCTACTGAATTCAACAAGACGCTGTTCCAGGCGATGAAGGCTGCCTATGCGGTGCGCAGCGTCGCCAGCAACATTCAGACTGCGACCGGCGCGCAGATGCTATTTACGACCACCGACTCGACCAGCGAAGAAGGCGAGATCGTGGGCCAGAATCAGCCGGTTACCACCGGTGAAACCGTCTTTGGTCAAGCATCGATGGATGTCTACAAGTACTCCTCGAAGGCGATCGCGCTGCCGTTCGAGTTGATTCAGGACTCGATGTTCGGCATCGAGACCTACATCTCGAACCTGCTGCAGCTGCGCATCGGCCGCATCCACAACCGCCACCATACCGTTGGCACCAGCATTAACCAGCCGCGCGGCATCGTGAGCGCAGCGACCGCCGGCAAGGTTGGCGCCACCGGCCAGACCGTCACCGTCACCTACGACGACCTGGTTGACCTGGAGCACTCGGTGGATCCGTACTACCGCGCGGCTGGCAAGTGGATGATGCACGACGACACGCTCAAGGTGCTGCGCAAGCTGAAAGATGGCAATGGCCGTCCGATCTTCGTGCCCGGTTACGAGCAGGGCAACCCCGGCGGCGCACCGGACCGCCTGATGGGTCGCGAGATCGTCATCAACCAGCACATGCCGGTGATGGGCGCCAACGCCAAGTCGATTCTGTTCGGCGACTTCTCGAAATACCTGATCCGCGACGTGATGGACACCACGCTGTTCCGCATGACCGACAGCGCCTTCACCTTGAAGGGGCAGGTTGGCTTCGTTGCGTTCGCACGCTCCGGCGCCAACATGATCGATATCGGTGGCGCGATCAAGTACTACCAGAACTCGGCGACCTAAACCCAGGCGGCGGCTGCGGCCGCCGTCGTGACCACTCATAGTGAGAACGATATGGCAAAAATTATCAAAAACGATGATCAGGGCGGCGATCAAGCCGAAAAGGTGGGCGAGGTCGTTGCTGGCCGCGTGCTGGTGCATTGCTACTTGGGCGAGCCGGACGATGTAGTAGAGCTCGACGCTGAGCTGGCGCCGTCGTTGGCCGATCTGGTCGATACCACCCCAGCTGCAGTCGAATACGCCCTGTCCCTGAAAGCCTGATCATGACCATCCGCCTGCTGTGTGCTTATTCGATCTATCCTGTAAATGCCATCGTTACGCTTGATGCTGGGACCGAAGCTGGCCTGGTGGCTGCCAAGAGGGCATCGACGAACACCGCCGGCGGGACCGTGTTCGTCCCACCCGTGCAACCCAACCAGATCCGTGCCGCCAACCTGGTCTTTGACCCGGCCGGTAACGTGCTGGGCTTGGCTGGCCCCAACAATACGATCATCGCAATCGGTGGCTCTGCCGCTACCAAGCCGGGGCAGCCAGCCAAGCCCGTGCTGACTGCCATGGCGGGCGCCGTGAGCGTGGCGTGGGCGCCTAGCGTCGCCGGAAGCACCGCGACCACCAGCAACATCTGGACCGACATCAACGGCAACGTGACCCAGTTGACCACGAATCCGCAGATCATCACTGCTCCGGCCGGCACGCCGTACACCGGCACCGTGACTACGCTGAACGCACAAGGCGCAGGGCCAGCTTCGGTGCAGGCGGATATAGTGACGCCAACGGCCGCCCCGGCCACGCTGCGCACGTTCGAAACATTCGATGTCAACGGCAACAACACCAACACGTTCAACCGCGTAGCGGTAGCCGAACTGGGGCGCACCAGCCTGATCATCCGCAGTCCCGCCGGCAACACGGCGCAGATCGCGCTGGGTTACCGCGATGCGGACAACCTGAATAATCCCAATCCCGATTTCAGCGCGCCCGTCTTGATCAACCCCGGCGAGGAAATGTTTAGCGACAACGACCAGATGCAGTACTTCGCACGCCAGAACGCTGCTACCGCAGTGCCCGGCCAATATGTGGAAATCGAGAAAGTGATTACGCTATGACCCGCTCCGTCCGCGCAGCTACCGCTCGCGCCAATCTTCCGTACACGATGACCGGTGTCGAATACATCGCACCGGGCGCAGCCGTGATTGGCATCTCCAAGAACGGTGCACGATTCTACGGCTCGACGGGCAACATTCTCAAAATATGCCTCGACTTGGCCACGGCTGCTACGCCCACGTGGACCAACGTTCACGACTTCACTGCCGAAGGCGGCGCCAACCACACGGTGGGCGGCATTCACGAGATGTTCAACGGCGAGGTGTTGGTTCCCTGCACCAATGGCAGCGGGTTCTCGGCGTTGTACGTTTCGTCAGGCTGGGCCGCAAACCCTGCCACGGCCACGTGGACGAAGGTGCTGACCGCCACCAACGGTGTATTCAGTCCTCAATATTCGCTCAGCGACTTCTGCTCCGGCACCAACGGCGTCGTGTACTTGATCGACTCCAACTCAGCGCAAACGCTGGGCGGCGAGGCAAATGCGGCCACCGATGCAACGCGCGGCGGTTTCGGTATGCTCTCCACCGATTTCGGCAAAACCTGGACCAAGGTCTTCGACCTGGTGGCCTATGCTACCTCGCGGGGCTTTCCATATGCGGCCGGCCTGCACACCCACGGTAGCTGCTACGACGAGGTCGATGACCGCATCTACCAGATATACGGCGACAACACGGGGCAGGGAAAAGACGTGGCGGGTCTTGGCTTTGCGCAGGTCGTGTACAGCGATGACCGTGGCGCTACTTGGAACCGCCTACCCAATCCGTCAAAATTCGACACGAACGCGCCCGGCTCGGCAACCACCATACAATACATCGGCGTGGCGCCCCTGGAGACCTGCGTGCTGTTCAGTCCTGACGTCAACCAGCCTGCCGCTGCTGTGATGTACCCGCGCGCCGGGGACCGGCAATTGGGCGTAGCGCACATCAGCACAACGATCTACTACGGCGGTGTGAATGGCTACCTGCAGCGTACTGGCGTCGGCATCGACAAGCCGGTGTTCGTAGGCGGCACCGTTGTGCAGACTCAAACCGGCAGCCGCAAGGTCCAGATCCCGATGCTCCATCCAGGTCAATCTGCATGGTCACGCCTAGACTACGATATCCCGGTGCAGTCCCCCAACATTACTGGCTACGGGTTTGGCCGCGTGTTCGGCCCGTTCGCCAACGGCCGGATTGTTGCCACTTGTCGGCATAGCGTCGGCGGCTCCGGCAACACGTTGATGCGGGCAACGCTGGTCAACCCGACGTAAGGAGATCGGATGTCTCTCATCATCGAAACCGGCGCCGGCCTGCCGGATGCTGACAGCTATGCCAGTGTGGCGGTGCTGCCATGACTATGGTGCGCACCATCGCCCCCACCGTGCTGGCCGTGGACCTGGCGCTGATCAAGAAAAACATGGTTATCGACGGCGACTACATGGACGATATCGTCAAAGGGTGGGCGCGTGGCGTGATCGCGCAGCTCGAGCACGATATCGGACAATGCCTGATGGAGCAGACCTGGCGTGTGACACTGCCTGCGTTCACCAGCATGGTCCGATTGCCCCACCCTGCTATTAGCGTCAACTCGGTCAAATACATTGATGCCGACGGCATCGAGAAGACCATGGTCACGAATGATTATCGGTTGGAGGTTGAAGCCTACAGGTCCATCCTGCGGCCAGCGCGCGGCGCTGGCTGGCCGGCCACCTACGTTGATGCATTCGCCGATCCAGAGGATCAGCCACCGGCGGTGTTTGTTGAGGTGAAGTGCGGCTACGGCACGACCCCGGATGCTACGCCGGAAACCGCCCAGCTATTCATTCTCGCAAAGCTCGTCGAACAGTTCGATCCAATAACCCGGCTCGAACGCAACACCGTTCAATCCGACTACCTTAATGGGTTGGTCGATGATCTTAGGACCTACGCATGAGCCTCGCTGCCCGATTAAGCCGTAATCGAATCACGCTGCAGGTGCTCGCGTCTGGGCGGGATGGGGCTGGCCAGCCAATCGAGACGTGGGCAAACTTCGTCACTGATACGCCTGATGGCATGATCGGCGCCGAACTCCGCGACGTCTCCGGCCGCGAATTCGTGGCCGCCGGCGCCACGCAGAATGAGGTGCTTACCACGATCACTATCCGGTACCGCGCCGGCGTGCTGCCGAAGATGCGCGTGTTGCATGGCGCGGACATCTATGGCGTTGAGGCGGTGCTCGGGCAGGACCGGCGGACTTTGGCGCTGATGTGCTCGAGAGGCGTGGCGTGAGCTTCAGCATCGATCTGTCCCAGTTCACCGGCCTGCGGGAGGCTGTGAGCAAATTTGGCGACGCCATCAAGGATGAAGTGGCCATTGAGGGCGCCGCCAGTATGGCGCTGGTGATTTATGAAGACGCTCGCTCCAACGTGCCGGTATCCACCAAACCCCATTATTTCTACGGTCGAAACTCTAAAAGAACGGGCGTCCGATACCTCATCCAGCCTGGCACGTTGAAGGCAGCGATTTACCGGGTGTTCTCGCCTGAGCGATCGACCCCAACGTACAAGCTGTACCGCATCAGCTGGAACCACACAAAGGCGCCGCACGGTGCAATGGTGGAATTCGGCACCTCCCGCGCGCCAGCCCATCCGTTCATGCAGCCGGCACTCGCGCGGATGGATGATGCGATCACTGCTGGCAACGCCCGGATGGCGGCGAAGCTGGCGCAAATTAAAGGAAGGTCATGAATGTTGATGTGCAAATTAAATCCGTCCTGGCGTCCTTGGTGGGCGACCGGGTTTATCCGGACGTAGCTCCGGAAGGCACCCTGCGTCCATACCTCACTTATCAGCAGACAGGCGGGGATGCGTTGAACTATTTGGAAGGCGGGGTTCCTGGAAAGCGTAACGCCCGTATCCAGGTCAATGCATGGGCCGATACCCGGCTCGCGGCGTCCGAATTGAGCGAGCAGGCGGAGGATGCCCTTCGGCTGGCTGCGAGCTTGCAGGCTAAAGTACTTGGCGCCCGGGTGTCGATCTACGAAGAGGACACTAAGCTGCGCGGAGCACGTCAGGCCTTCTCGGTCTGGTACTGACATGGGGCCACATCCGATTTGCCTGGTCGGCAGTATGCTCCTGGTGGCGCCGATGCGTCCTGGGGCGCAAACGCTCGCTGCCTACGCCGCACTCGAATACACGCAGGTGCGCGGCTTAAAAGTGGTGGGTGAGCTGGGTAACCAGTACGGCACCGTGCCCCGCAACCATATTGGGCTGGTGCGACCCTATCAGGCAATGACCGGCGCGCTCGCCGAGTTGTCGCTGCAGGTCGAGCTGATCCGAATCGCGGATGCCGGGCAGGAGATCCTGCGCGCGGCTGTTGGCATTACGCCTGGCTACAGCTACTGCGCCCGTCGCCCTGACGGCTCGGAACTGTACTTCTCAGGCGAAATTAATGCCTTGATGAACGGCGCTTTCGAGGCGAAATCGATAGCCGAGCAGCGCTGCACAATGGCGATCACCAGTAAGGTTTTCGAAACCAACTAAGCGATTTTTTAGTAGCTACAAGCCAGCCTGAACCGCTGGCTTTTTTTACGCCCGTATGGGCTCACAACATCGGTCCAGAGCGATCGGAAAGGAATTACCACCATGGCTGTCTCCCTCCCCAACGGCGCCAAACTGGCGCTCGCAGTTACTTACGGCGCAGCGATCGCCGTCACCGCCGCTTCGAATGCTGCGCCGGCTGTGCTGTCCGCCGCAGCGCATGGCCTCGTCAACGGCGACTACGTGGAAGTCAGTTCCAACTGGGGCAAGCTGAATAACCGCGTATTCCGCGTGACCACGTCGGCTGCAGGCACTTTCGAACTGGAAAGTACGGACACTACCGATCTGAAATTGTTCCCCGCCGGGCGCGCCAATATCAGTGTGCGCAAGATCGCAACGAAAGAGCAGATCACCCAGGTGATCTCCAGCACCAGTTCGGGCGGCGAAATGGCCTTCGCCGAAGTGAGCTTCCTGGAAGAGAGCGACAGCTTCCAGCTGCCAACGCAGGCCAGCGCGCAGTCGATCGCCTTGTCCCTGGCCGATGATCCTTCGCTGCCTGGCTACAAGGCCGTCAAGGCTGCCGCTGATGCCCGCGCGATTCGCGCGCTGATCTGCACGTTGCCAACTGGCTCCGAGATCATCTACAACGCCTACGTGTCGCTGAACGAAACGCCGACCCTGACCAAAAACGAAGTGATGGCCGTGACGGCGACCTTCAGCTTGCGCGCGCCGCCAGTCCGCTACTCCGCCTGATTCAGGCGCCAACCGCGTTACCCAGCCCGCCACTCGGCGGGTGTTTTATGCCCGCTCGGTCGCACCTTGTCGGGTCTTTTTCTTCCTATTGAAAGCACAAAATGGCAAAGCAAAAATTCAACCTGAACCCCAACCCGACCTTCAAAGCCAAAGTGGCGATTCCTGTCGCTGGCGGTAAGTCGGCCGACATCGAGTTCACCTTCAAGCATCGAAGCAAGGATGCGCTGAAAGATTTCATCGACGAAATGAAGGAAAAGGAAGATTTGGAGCTGCTCCAGGATCTGGTCACTGGCTGGGACATCGATGACCCGTTCGATGCCGAATCCCTGGAAAAGCTGGTTCAAAACTACCCCGGCTCGGCGCTCGCCATCTACCAGGCCTACATGGTTGAAATGTCGGGCGCTCGCGCAAAAAACTGATCGCCGTCGCCACGCGGATGTACGAGCGCGCCCCGGACGAAAAGGAACTGGCGGCGTTCGGCATGACCCTCGAGGACGTGGCGGCGGAGCCGGTCGATATCTGGCCCGAGCATGTACAGGCTTTCGAGCTGTTCAATTTCATGGGCACCCAGTGGCGCACCGGCATGTCAGGGCCGACAGGCCTCGACTACGGCGTCATGTACCGGAAGATGGACCGCATGAAGCTTTCCGAACAGGAATACGACCAGCTTGAGGCTGATGTAATGCTGATGGAGCGGACTGCTCTCGCATGCATCCACGAAAAAGAATGACTCTAGTGTGTTGATAATCCGCCACCGGTGAGGTGGCATTTTTATTGGGAAACCCCATGTCCGAAACTCTTGGCAGTGCAACAATCGAGGTAGGCGTTAACTCCGCCGGCGTCGAAGCGGGCATGAACCGCATCGACAGCTCGATTGCGCGCACTGGGCGGAACCTGGACAACCTGGGGGGGCGGGGTGCCGAAAACCTGAACCGCGTCGGCAGCGGTGCAGACGCGGCAGCGAGCCGCGTTGACGCCGCGACGCGCAACATCGCCGGTGCCGTCGAGCGCGCCAACGCTGCGCTGGTGGCCGGCAAGAAATCGAGCAGCGACTATTTCGAGGAACTGGCCCGCAGCCGCGGCGCCGACTTGCTGAAGCTGGCGCCCCTCATCGCGCAACTGCGCGAAACCGAAGCGGCTCAGGCGCGCGCTAAGGCTGCTACCGACGCTACCACTGCTGCGCAAGTTGCAGCAGCCGAGGCGGCCCGCACCCAGGCTACGGCTCTTCGCGAAGCCGCGCAAGCGCAAAACGTGCGGGAGAATTTTCTTGCCGGCTTGCGTGAACAAATCCAACTCTTTGGCAAGAGTGCCGACGAGGTCACACGGTACAGGGCAGCGCAAGCCGGCTTGGCCGGATCCGCCGAGCCGCTTATCCTTGAACTGCGCCAGCTTCGTGATGCCCACGAGGCCGCCAACGCCGCGCAGCAGCAGGCGGCCCAGCGCCGCGCTTCTGGTGACGCCATGCTGGCGAACCTGCGCGAGCAGATTGCCCTGCAGGGCAAGACCGTTGAAGAGGTGCTGCGCTATCGTGCGGCGCTCGCCGGCACCAGTGCCGATGCCGAGCCGCTAATTCAGCAACTCCAGCGCGTCAAGGCTGGGCAGGAAGCTGCCACCGAGGCCGCCCGGGCGCTGGCTGCTGCTCGGCAGCAGGCCGCCCAGACACAGGCCACCGGCGAGGCATTTCTCGCTAATCTCCGCGAGCAAGCGGCGCTGTACGGGAAGTCGGCGGAGGAGGTGCTGCGGTACCGTGCCGCCCAGCTTGGCCTGACCGGCATCGCCGCTCCGTTGCTGGCGCAACTGCAAAGCGTAAAGGCTGCGCAGGACGCGGTCACCGCATCAGCGCGCGCGACCGCCGAGGCGCAGCGCCAGGCCGCCCAGGTGCAGTCGGGCAAGGATTCGTTCGTGGCCAGCCTACAGCAGCAAGCCGCTGCCATCGGCAAGACCCGTGTCGAGCTGCTCGAGCTCCAGGCTGCCCAAATGGGCGTGACCGCGCAGTCTGCACCGTTCATCCAGCGGCTCCGTGAGGCCGAGCAGGGGCTGAACAACGCTGGCATGTCGGCGCGCGCCAACGCAGCCGCGCTGCGTGGCGTTCCCGCGCAATTCACCGACATCATCGTAAGCCTGCAAGGTGGCCAGGCACCGCTGACGGTGCTGCTGCAGCAAGGCGGCCAGTTGAAGGATATGTTCGGCGGCGCTGGCAACGCAGCTAAGGCCCTGGGCGGCTACGTCCTCGGCCTGATCAACCCGTACACCGTCGCGGCGGCCGCCGCTGTTGCTCTCGGCGTTGCGTACTACCAAGGGCAGGCCGAAGCCAAGGCGTTTGCCCTGTCGATCGCAATGACCGGCAATGTAGCCGGTGTGAGTGCTGGCCAGCTTGGGGACATGGCAAAGGCCGCATCCGAGGCCGCCGGAACTCAGGGCAAGAACGCCGAGGTACTCGCGCAACTAGTCGGTACCGGCAAGGTGGGCGCCGACCAGTTGGTGGCGGCGTCGGTCGCGGCAGTGCGGTCCCAAAAGTTCCTTGGCATCGAGGTCGAGAATACCGTCAAGGCATACGCGGACCTGGGCGCCGATCCGCTCAAGGCCACGCTCAAACTGAGCGAGCAATATGGCTACCTCACGCTGTCCACGTATCAGCAAATCAAAGCGCTTGAGAATCAGGGGCGCACACTCGACGCCGCCAAGATCGCGCAAGCAGCCTACGGTGACGCCATGCTCAAAAAGAGCAAGGATGTTGAGGCATCGCTCGGCACGCTGTCGCGCGCCTGGAATAGTGTCACCAGCGGCGCCAAGTCGGCGTGGGATGCCATGCTGGACGTGGGCCGGCAGGAAAGCCTGGGCGAAAAGTTGGAAAAGGCCGAAGAGCGCGTGAAGAAAGCGAAGCTGGCATTTTTCTCGTTCGCTGGCAGCAATGCCCAAAAGCAAGCTGAACTAGAGTCTGCTGAGCGGGATCGCGACAGCTTGCTGAATCAGCGCAAGGTGGCCGCCCTCAAGGCTGAGCAGGAAGGGGCTGACCAGCGCCGCAACAGGGCTGCCATCGAGTTCGCCGAGCAGGAGGAGAAGTACCTGACTCGCCGCGAGCAGATGGAGCGCGAGATCGAGAAGGCGCGTACCTTGCGTACGGCAGCCGCTCCGGCCGGTGAAAATGCAATCGTCACAGAAGAGGCTATCCAGAAGCGAATCGCCCAGATCAAGGCGAAGTACGTCGATGTGAACAATGCTGGCATCGCGTCGCAGATTGGCGCGGTACAGCGCCTTGGCGAAGTGCAAGATGAGGTGGCCAAGCGCGCCCGAATCAACCTTGACATGCAGCAGCAAAGCGGTGGCGTGCAATCGCTGGACAAGCGTATTGCCTATGCCGAGGCCGTAGCGAAAATGGATGAAGAGGCGATCCAGCGCGAGAAGTCCCGCGCGCTGCAGCGCCTGGCAATCACCGCCACAGAGACCGTCTCAGCAGATCAGCAGGGCGCGCAGCAGGAGAAGCTTGCCGCCTTGCGTGGGCAGATTTCCAAGGCCGACCAAGAAATCCTCACACGCCGTGCAGAATTGTCCAAAGAAGTGTCGGCGATGGAAATCGCTGATAGCCGCGCTGCGATGGAGGCGCTGGATAAGCTGAGCGAGGCCCGCTTTGCCGAGGTGGCTTCGCTGGAGGGCCAATTGCAGGCGCAGCGCGACGCCAACGCTGTCATCGGGTTGACCGCTCAGCAGGCGGCTGCATACAACCGCAACCTGGTTGAGGAAGCCGCTGCGCGCAAAGAGGCCGATGCTGCATTGCTGGCTAATATTCCAAGCCGCGCTGCCGAGGCTGAGGCATTGAAGCGCAGCGCCGCCGCCATGCGAGAACTGTTCGATGCGCAGCAGGCCGGCGCGATGAAGAAAGAGCTGGCCGACTTTCTTGACCCGAATAAGGCCCAAGCTTTCGGGGATGCGTTACGAGATGCATTTGGCGGCGCTGGTAGCGCGCTGGTGAAGTTGAGCACTACCTTCCAGTCCTTCGCCAAGGGTCAGAAGGACTTCGCTAAGCAGCGTGCAAATGCCGCTGAACTCTACCTCAACGGTCAAAAAGATGAAGCGGAATATACCCGCGACATTATCAAGCTGAACAAAATGCAGGCGCTTGAGCAGTTGAAAGGCTACGGCGACATGGCCGGGGCTGCCGCTGGATTCTTCGGCGAGCAAAGTAAGGGCTACAAGGTGCTGACCACCATGTCGCAGGTGTTCCATGCGGCCGAGCTGGCGATGACGCTGGCTGAACTGGTGCCGAAGGGGATCAGCGCGGTGCTGAGTCAGGGGCAGGGCGACCCCTATTCGGCTTTCGCTCGCATGGCGGCTATGGCTGCCATTGTGGCCGGCCTGGGAGTTGCCATCAGTGGCGGTGGTGGCGGCGGCAAGTCCGTCTCGCAGCAGCGCCAGGAGACCCAGGGCACCGGTTCGGTGTTCGGCGACAGCACCGCGAAATCGGACTCGATCAATCGCGCGCTCGAGCTGGTAGCTGGTAACAGCAGCATCGAGTTGGGCTACACGCAAGGCATGTTGCTCGCGTTGCGCGGTATTCAATCGTCGCTGGCCGGGTTGGGCAATGTCCTGGTGCGTAATTCCGGATTGACCGGTGACACTGCGGCCGGCAGCAACGGCGCCGCGCAGAATTTG